CGTCACCGCGCATGCATTTTTCGAACAGTATCCATTCTGGATTGGGCACAGGCATGGGCTTGCCCTGCTTGTTCACAGCAATCTTGCCATCTTGGTCATAGATGCCTGTGTGAGTATAAAGCAAGCTAGCTATGCCATTGTAAAGTATGACATTTTCGGCTATCAGCTGTTGGAAATCACTGTCGCTTGATATGATCACATGCTTGTCATCTGGATGCAGCTGGATCCAACGAGCGATCATGTCATCAGCTTCGCCGTTGGGATGGCGCAACACAGTGCAGTTGGTCTTGGTCTTGATAAAATCTATGAAGTTATCCATGCTCTCAAAGAACAGCTGGTCTTCTTCTACTTCGCGCTCGGTGCGCTGGGCAGCTGCCACCTTGCGGTTGGCTTTGTAAGGAGCGTATACATCCTTGCGCCAGCTGCGTCCTTCCAAGCAAAACACGGTATGGCTGCCCTGGAAATCGTTCCATACCTTCTTGATGCTGCTGAAGATGATGTGCAGTGCCATGCCCAGCTGTAGATCTGTGCTGGGCGCCTTGATGCCATGGCGCACTCTCATGAATAGGTTCTGCGTGTCGATGATCAGATAAGTTGCCATGCTGTCCTCCATTTTGAGTATAGCATAGCTGCTACCTATGTCAACTGTTAAGATTTGCGCCAGTACCAACCATCGTTGGATACCATGCGCACCTGTTTGCTGGGTATGCCGTGGGCTTTGGCCCAGCTGGTAACAGCGAAATTAACCGAGAAGAGGTTGGCATCATGTCCAGCTACCAATCCGCCCGGACGCACTTTTGGTACCCAGCTATCCAGGTCAGCTAGCACCTGTTTCATGCTGTGTCCACCGTCGATGAACACGAAATCATAGGCTTCGTCTTCCAGTTGCTCGGCAGCTTTCTGGCTGTCTTCGCGTATAAAGTTGAATCGATCGCCCATCAAAGGCATGTTGGCCTGTAGTATGGCATAGTTGGCTTCTGCTTCTAACCTGGTCACAGGTTTGTCCCAGTCCATGTATGGTGCGTAGTGATCTATGCCGGTGAGGCGAGCTATGTTCTGGCATTCGGTGAGCATGAACCAGCTGTTCATGCCCAACCCTACTCCTATCTCCAATCCAACGGCAGGATACGGCAAGCTCTGTAGCTCGTCGAGGATACCTCGGCTAGCCTGTTGCCTGTATATCAGAGGCCATTCTGGACTGTCAAACAGTGTTGTAAGTGTCTGGTTCACACAGTATTTATGGTTTAACTGTGCTCAGTCTTGCCGTCGTCTCTGCGAATTCGCCTAACATTGCTGACGAATTCTGGGTCAGTTGGAGCCATCTCTGCCAGTATGCTGTTGCACACATCGTTGAGCCAACGATTGATCACGTCCTCGTCTGTGCCTTGGTAACCATTAGCACGCAGGCTTTGAACGAAGGCATCGTTGTAATCCAGTTCAAAGAACGTCTTGCTGGGATCAACCGGATCCCAGCTGATCTTGGGCATGGCCATGTAGGGTTCATTCTTGATGTCAGCGACCTTGCGTTCGTGTTCTTGCGCACTGATCTTGCTGTGCTTGAGATCTACGTCTAGCTTGGCCAGCGCCAGCTCAGTCTCGTCGGTGTGTGCTATTTCTACCAATCGCATGTCGTGATCGTATGCGGATATCTTGGCATATGCTAGATCTATGTCCAGCACTCGCTTGGTGAACTCCGGTGATTCTAAACCATGTTCTATGCGCGCCTTGGCGACATCTAGATCATACCCAGTGAGATAGTATTCTGCTTCTGCTAGCTCTCGGCTCTTACCCTTGAGGCCCCAGCTGGCTGGTAGCCACGAAAATGGAATCTTGCTCATGTTATCGTCCTATCACGTTGCTGAAGATCCAGCAGTGGATGCGTGCTGCCACGTTGTAGCCGCGCTTGAGCGCTTCTTCTGTGATCCACATCTGTACATCTTCTTGTTCTTCTCGAGTCGCACCAACTGGCATGATCCATACCGGCCAATTCACGTCCACTGCGCGATAAGCGTCAACTGCACGCTCCAGCTCGTCCCAGGTCAAGGGATTCTTGTCTAGCACGAACTTCAACTGCCCGTGATTGCTGATCAATCGATATTCGCGAACCACGTCTGTCTTGATGGCATCATCCCACTTCTCTCCGCTGGTACCCAGCTTGGGGCTGCATGACCAAAACAATTCGCCATTGTACATGCCTTGGTTGCTGAAGAAATCAGTGAAACCCTTGCGCAGCTTCTGAGTGCCATTGGTCTCGATCGTTATGTGTCGCGGGCTGTCATTCTGCATGCGCAGCGTGCTCATGATGTCTACGATACCAGTCTGGCTCATCATGGGCTCACCGCCAGTAAACGCTAGATGCACGTCTTGTCCGCTGCGTGGATGCACGAAGCTGCCGTTTTGTAGACGTGTGCGAAAATCTGCGCAGATCTCTTCGGCAGTGCTCTGATGTGCCAAGTGTCCAAACTTGGTGCTCCAGCTGTAGCTGCTATCACAACCGGTGGTCCAAACGGGAAGCTCGTCCATGCTCTTGATGCCATGTGCTGCTGGATCGTATTCCTTGTAGCTCAGCTGGTAAGTGCTGGGATCACGCGGATTGGCTTGTCCAAATCCATCACAGTTGAAGTTGCAGCCCCAGAATCGTATCCAAACAGTGGGCTGCCCGGCATACTTGCCTTCGCCCTGTATGGTAGGTGTGGGACCGTCGTTACCGCCGAATATCTCGCTGTAACGGTACTTCTTGGCAGTGCTCATGGTTGCTCCTTGCTCAGCTTATAGATCATTATAGCTTGATCCAGCACTTCGCGCAAGGCTGGATTGTCTCGGGCTGCGTGCAGGATGTCGTGCCACAGATAGATATGATTGTAGGGATCATCTGTGGTAATGGAAATCAACTGACGATCGTCTTGTCCGGCTTCTCTGGCGTACACGGTTTTTCCTCGGTCTGGGCTTTCATAGATCAACGGCATGTGAGATTGTAACGTGCTTGGATCTTGCTGTGCAATTCATCGTAAGGCTTCTTCCAAAACCAATGCCTGTTTTTCTCTAGAGTTGGTAGATCTTTCTGCCAGTGCTGGTGTATGGTAGCGATTGGCAATGCCAGCAACCTGTCTACTTCCTCCAAAAACTTTGAGAATCTATCATCAAAATCTGATATCTGATCATAATCGTAATTGATCCAATCGGGCAATATGAATCCGCGATCTCTGATATCTTCTATCAGTCCGCTGTATCCAAACGGCAATATGAAATGCCCATTCATGAAAGCATCGTAGGTCTTTTCGCTGATCAAGCTAGCATGGGTGCTGTGAGTGAGGCTCTCTACATATATGCTGATATAACTGTTCTCATAGTAAAAGCGTGCTGCTGGCCACCAAGTGGTTGAACCGCTAAGCAGATGATAGCGCATGTCGGTGGTCATGGCCTCTGGCTCTATGATGTTACCTCGCTGAGGATCGCTGATCCACCCATTGCTGTCGCGCAGATGGTCGGCTAGCAGAGCGCGTGCACGCATCCTTGGGTCTTGATGAATGTTGTAGTATATGCGATTCAAGCACAGGAAATGCTTGGCCCACTCGCGCTTGGCTAGGCCGCTGATGTGATACGTGCTTTTGCTTGCGCTGAGAGACCATACTCTATTGGCAAGGTCATGTTGCTCATATTCGGTGTAATATGCCTTGTGCCGGTTCCACATCATGTCATAGTAGATATGATCTGGATGATTGTTGTAGGCGTTGGTATGTATGACGCTGACATGCTTGGCGTTATCTCTGAATGGATTGGCCTTATCTTCGCATCCTTGGAAGGTGTCTTGGTTATCCATCATGTGGAACGTCATCAGCAGCACCAGCAGCTGGTCATCGCGCAGGCACTGCAGTTCTGATAAGATATCGCCGTGTGAGCGCCACTGCATCACAGGTATAACTTCTGCGCCAGCTATGTCATCGACATAGGTCCATTTGTCTCGTTCTAGATCAAACGGTAGCCAATGTGCGTGCACGTTAGCGAACAGTGCCGACCCGTCAGGCGGTCGATATATGCGCATCAAGGTCCTTGTGGGCCAGTTGGCTCGACCTTGCGCACTGTGATATGCCCTGTGTTTTCGTCAAGGTCCCAGTTGACGGTATCGCCTTCCTTCCAACCCAGCTGGTCCATTAGATCATCTGGGAACTGTAGGAACAGCTCGCCGTTCTCGTCTTCTTGAACATCAACTACCATGCTGCGCTTGGTATCAGTCATTGTTGCTTTCCTTACCTAATGTAGCAGGCGAATGGTCCAGGAATGGTTCGCCATTCTTGCTGGTATAAAAATAAGCGTCTTCATCGTTGATGGTGACCATGAGATCGCTGTGATAGATGTCGTAGTCTGTGAACATACCGTCTGGCTCATATACTCTGAACACCATAGATCCGCCTATGGGCAGCAGCACACCTGACATACCGTTAGCACTTACTGGTTTCATCAGTCGTCATCCTTGCTGAGTGCTCGCCAGACCTTGGCTTGTTCGCGCATGCTCTCGTATTCAGCTTCCATGTGCGCCAGCTTGCCCAGCGTGACTTCCATGATCTCAGAGATAGCAGCATCTACAGCATCATCATAGGCATCGCCCAGCTGGCGCATGGGTTCGTAATCACGTTCGAGGCTGCGATCTCTGCGCATGATGCCCATGAGCCGTTCCAGGCGTTCCAAGCGAGCAAAAAGGCCGTCATCGCCATTGGTGCTGCCACCCTGGAAGATGTCACCATCAGCGCTGATGCGTATGGTTTCGCGTCCGCCAGTGCCCCAGGTAGTGGAACCGCCTGTGTTGGTAGTGAGCACTTGGTTCATGTAACCGCCACCGCCACCGCCACCTGTCACGGTGATGTATGGTGTGGTTGAGGAGGTCGTGTACCCAGTTCCAGATGAGGTAAGGGTGATAGCACCAATACTGCCAGGTGTTACTGTAGCGGCTGTGCCTGTGCCAGTATAGGTACCAGTGCTGTAACCACCATTGGTAACTGCAGTTGCTGTGGGAAGAGTGACGGTTGTTGGCATCAGTACCTCAGGCTGTGCTGCATGATGATGCTGGTCAGCTCTGGTCCGAGCTCATCTTCGTCGCGCACGATGTAGAGATCGCGATCATGCTCGCCCCTGCGCTCGTCCCAGTTGCTGATCTCTATGACCTTGCCTCCATGTGCAGCATGTATGCGTATGGTAGCTGCTCCGCGCGTGTCTAGCTCATGGCCATTGCCCGCTCTGCCGCCTGCTACGGTCTTGATTAGATTGGGATGATTGTCATAATTGTTCTCCCAGGCCTTCTTGGCTTGCCTTTGGAACCATCTGTCAAACCATTTCATTTTTTGATTACCTTCTTGATCACGTTTTCCCAGGCAGCACCGGGTACGATGCTGGCTTCATCTATCCAGACTTGGT